GTTGATCGTCACTGTGTAGTGGGTGGTCAGCGTCAGCAGCGTGTCATCCTTGTACACGGCAATGTCAGTGTTGGCCAGGATCTCAAAGGTGAACGCATACGGCCCAGCGCCACCAGCGCCGCTGGGTGCGTAGACTGTTCGGCGGGTGACATTGCTGATTGGGATGGCCATGATTCAATCCTTGCTTATGGAAATTGTACGATTTTACCTGCCGTATGTCTTCTCGATCATCTTGTTGCGGCGCATTGCCGCAGCCAAGTCTGGGAACTCAATAACGCCTGTTTCGTCAGGCTCTCCGTCCGCATCGCCAGACATTCTTGTTTTGGCCAACTGTCGGTAATAACTGACAAAGCTGTTGATTAACTTCTGCTTATCGCCTTTCAACAAAGGCTCGCCTGTAGCTTGGGCATCAATTTCGGCTTGCTTTATTTCGTATGGAATGCGCTGCTCAAGCGTCATGTTTTCATCCAAGATTTGCTGGCCATACAGACTTTTAAAACGGTTGATTTGTGTGGCCGACAATCGAACCCCGTCCCAAGTTTCTGGTGGGTTAGATATGCCAAAGTCCAACCCCACCAGCACCTCATCAACTTCTGATCTAGCCCCCTCGGTTGCGGAGATCACAGGCGACCAGTTGGCCCAATAATCCAAACCACGGTTCTTAACCGACTGCTCGCGGCCCAAGTTGTCTAGCAGTGGCAACACGCCTTCAGACAGGCCAGGAATGCGAGACATGACCCGCTGCCTTGCTTCATAGAACGCACGCAGGCCCATAGGCGTATTCATCTCAGGCGACTTGACATTTGATTTTGTTGGGTCAACCAGCCGCTCAATGTGCGCCATCAAGGTGCTGTTGGTAAACCCAACACCCGGCGTGCCTGTGTACAAAAATGTTGCAAACTGTTTAGCCAATGCATCAAATGCAAACACAATTTTTTCGCCTTGGTCTGTTGATCTTGACCTGGCAATTGAAAGCATCTCGCCAACAAATTGCATCACAGGCATGTTGCTCATGTATTCAGCTGTGGCCGTCATGCCAGCCATGGCCATAACCTCGTACTCAGAGCGATCTGGGTGCCGGTCAAACTTGGTGGCATCGGCAATATCTGAGCCCATTGCAAAAACCATGCTGATGGGGTCGAACCGTGCATAGCTTACATACACCTTGTCAGGCCCAACAGAAACCTTGGTAATTTTTTTCAGTGCCTCAATGTTTGATTCATTGATCTCACCTTTGTCAAACACCATGGAATATTTTTGCCAGCCGAGCGCCTCCAAAGCCAGACGATCTTCAGTCTGTGAGGGGCCAGATCCTGTCAGCCTGTTGTCCAGCGTTAACATGCCAGCACCCACAATCGCAGATCCACCCATGGCAAGCCGAGACATCGCGGCATCACGGTGCCTGCCGCCTTTGCTCCACATGTCGTAGAAGCGGGGAGAGAGCGTGTTCAGCACAGGAATGTAGCTTGACCCTTCAATGAATAAATTGGTGACAGTCTTGGCAAACGGCTGAAATATCTTTACTGGCGCAGATGTCAGAAACTTATTGATGCCGTAATACACCTCACCCAAAGCGCCTTCCTTGGCAATCTGGTCTTGCAAGGTCACCATGCGCCGCGCACCGTCAATGCTCTCTTGCATGGTGCGTGGCCGCTCCGTAAGCAGTTGCGTAGCCTTGCCCGTCACCTCTGCTTGAGCGCTTGCGTCATCCATGCCAGCAGCAATCAATCGGTCATACTCTTTGTTTGAGTATCTCCATGCTTCCTCATGCAATTGGTAACGACCAACAAGCCCACCGACAAATTCATCGGCAGCAGCAATTGGTCTAAAGCTCATTGCATCCTGAACAAAGCCAAGGCCATCAATGGCTCGACCTAAAAAGGTATCCCTTAAATCAGGTGTTCGATAGACTTCTTGACCAAATAGCCTGAGTGGAGTGTCTGACAAATACGCAGCAGATACTGGGTTTTGCGGTTCTTGGGTTGATGTAAATTTAGATTCACCTCCGCGCTTCAAGGCTTCCTTTGCCAACTCCCAGCCGTCTAAAATGCCGTTCTTAACGCCTGACAATCCAGCTTGGACATCATCTAAATAGTAGCGGTCTGGGTTTGCATTTGGCAGCTTGGTGCGAATCGCTCCAATGCCAGATGCAATCGTTCTTTCGATTGGCATCAAAGCACCAAACAAGCTGCTTCCAACAATGTTGTAGGCATGTGTCTGTGGATCGTTGAGCAGATTGGCTTGGAAGGTGTGCAGCCATACATCACGCAACTTTGCCCCAAGGCCTGCCTCAACCATGCGGTTCTTGCCAGCTCTTGTTGGCGTGTCAATATAATCTCTGGCCAGCTCAAACAACACCTTGTCAGATTGGCCAAGGTTTAATTCATCAAGCGCTGCTCTAACACTTTGAGTGTCAAGCCCCGGCCCCTTGTCTTTGACGCGCTTAAAGACATTCATGGATCGTGCAACATCTGTCTGAATGCCCTTGAGCTGATCGACAATGATCTTGTGCTGGGCAAGCTGTAAGCGCAAATTTAACTTGCCGGTTTCATCCAAGGTGCCTGCGGCCATTTGAGCAAACAAGCTGTCCAAACCTTTGGCACTTTCGTCATGCACAGTGACCGCGCCAGCTAACTGCCTGGCCAACTGGCTGCCACCGACAGTAACCTCTAGGGGTTCCCCGGCTAGCGCTGTCTTTAAAAACTGCTCTGGCACGCCAGCATTGATGGCCTGCATGTAGATTGAGCGCAACGACATGCTTGGGTCTTGCGTTGCAAAAGTATCACCAGCAGCTTTAATGGTTGCGGCCAAGCCATCGTTGTCTGTCCACGCGCTGCTGATTGGCGTTTGTGGCGGCTTAGCTTGAGCGGTGCCTGCATCAATAGCAGCCTGTCTCTCTTCTGCTATTTTGTTGACATCGGTAATATCTACTGGGCGAGGCGCAACAGGCGTTGGCTTGACTACAGTGGGCGCAGCAGGGATCGGCGCCACAGGAACTGCCACTGGCTTTGACGCGCCTGGCGGAATTGGCAAGACAAGATCGTTAACCAGTTTTGGTTCTTTGACGGCTCTTGCCCCCTTCTGTGTCAAGCCCTTGAGAACCTCCAAACCAATATTGGCAAGGCCAGCAACTTGAACCTCTTCCTGTGGCTGGGTTAAATCTCCTTGAGCAGGCGTTGCCGCCAAAGATGGATCGACCGCAGTAGGATCTGGCGTCGCCGCCATTTCGTCTAAGCGCTTCTCAAGAGATCCTGATTGAATGGCCATCACTTAACTCCAGACTGCGGAGCCTGACGGCTCCCGGTTACGCTAGACGGATTTCCGGCGGCAGGCTGGTTTCGTCCAGATCCTCCGGCACTTCCTCCGGGTAGGCCAGCCCCAGGTAGTTCTCCCGAGTAATTGGCAGGTTGTACTTCTTGAGCAGATCCAGAACGAAGTCCGGCGCTTTCCCACTCAGGGGGGTTGATTCCTCCTGCGATTCTAAAGACTTCATCTCGGGCCTCCTCTAATGACATCTTGCCTTTGCGATATTGTAGCCATATGCCATCAATCTGGTCTACATTTTTGGCTTGGCTTTTGAAGGTGTCGGGATACAAACCACGCACGGCCTCCCAAGTAATTGATTGCATCTCCCGTGGCAGAATGCCTCGCTCTTGCGCAGCCCTGCGGTAGGCCTCGGCATACAAGCCATAGGTGCCTTTGACCCCAGTGATTTTGCTGTCAGATGTGCCGCGCTCACCTTTTGGCCCACCGCCAAAATTGTGCTTGACCTCGCGGCTATTGCCCGACAGTGGGCGCAACAGGCCAGCAGCAACAGCGTGAGTGTCGATGGTCACATGACCAGCCGGGTCATTGGGTGCGTAGATGTTGTTGTAAAAGTTGCGCACCTTGTGGGCATCACCCAAATTGAGGCTGATCGTTTCAATGCGCGGATCGTCAAGAATGACAATGGCTTTGCCGATCTCGTTGAGCGAGCCCCAGCCTGTTTTGGTTGGGCTCTTGCCATCTTGATTCATGCGCACGCCAACAAAGTCACCTTCTGGGCTGACGATCTGGTGTTGGCGTGGATTCTTGGCTTGATCATAAGTGCGCAGCCACATGGCTTTTAAGCCTGGGTCTTTAAGCTCCGACAATGTTTTTCCACGAATGTCGTTAAGCATTGATGCGTACTGCTCTTTGCCAAAAATGGTGTTTGCCATGGCATCCATGCTTGCATCCCAGCGCGTTGACTGCTGCTTTGTCGCAATGTCCAGTACACGCTCGCCAAGCGACACATTCATAAACCAATCTTTTTGCGGAGAAAGAACGGCCAATACACCCGACACGGCCTGATCGGGCAAGTTGTAGTTTGAAGAAAACCGTTCCGCAATGGTGCGTGCTCCGTCATACCAGAGCTTGCTTCTTTGTCGCGTTGCATCCGGCACCTTGTCATGCAAGTACAGCAAATTGTTCTTCACCTCGGTAATGAAGTCTTCAGCCTGCCGGTCTGGATTGCGAGCTTTGCTGGCAAAGTTGGGGTATTGTCTGATCAATCCCATGTTGACCGCAAAAGCATTTGGGTCAGCCTTGACCGCATTAAGATCAATCGTCAACTGATTTGCCAGCGGATCTTCTGTTCTCTTAACGGCAGTTGGCAGACGGGTGCTTACTACATTCGGGCGGGTCGGATCCACAGAAAACAGCGGTCGAGCGCCCTGCGACACCAGACCCGACAGAGGCCCAGTGCCCTCCATCATGGCGCGGTCAAGCTGAGAACCGGTTTCTTTGACCAGAGCTTTTACACCAGCAGCACCAGCTTTTACTGCTTTTATTTGGCCACCAGGTGCAACTACTTCACCAATAGACTCATACGGCACTTTGCCGCCGCCAACCGTGCCGATATTTTGATCCAGCCACTTCTTGACTTCTTCAGTCTTTGGCAACACCGTGCCGCTTTGAAAGCCGCGCAAGAATGCATTTAGCTTGCCCTCACCAGCCCCACGATTAAATATTTCCTTGATGCCATAGGTAAGCGCTTCAACATCGCCAGGCAACCCGGCAAAGCCTTGCACCAGACCCTTGCCGGTAGCTGCAAACATATCGGCCATTCCCATGGCTGGCTCAGTAATATCGCGCATGCTCGGTGGCCGTAATTGAACACCGCTGCGCCCAGTGCGAACACCCGGCCCTGCATCAGTTACCGTATCACTTGGGCCAGCCGCCATCAAAACATCACCAGGCTGGGTGCCGGGCGGGGCTAATCCGTCAGGCTCGTCTTGCGCAGCAGACGGGTAATCTCTTGCAAGGCCAAACTCAATAAATGCAGCATCAAAGTCTTTGATCATTGTGAATCCAATATCTGGCGTTGTTGCTCAACAATTTGTAACCGCTGCCTGATGCTGTCAAGATCTGGAGTTTTAAGACCGAGACGGCCTGCTTCTTTTTGTATGTCATTAAATGATGACTCATCTGTGAACACAATGCCTGTCTTGCGCATAGTTCCAGTAGCCCCATACAAGTCATTAAGATCTTTCAACGCATTTTCAATTTTTTTGCTTGCAACGCTGCTTGTTCTTTTATCGCGTATAGATTCGGCAACTTGTCTTTGTGTTGGTGGCGGCTTACCTTCGCGCACAGCTTGTGCTACAGCCGCCGGATAATCTCTGGCAAATGCTTTTTCCAATGCAATAAAAGCGGCACTTTGCTTCGCCGTAAGGTTTGATTGCCCAGGAACAATTTTTGATTCTGCTCGGAAAATGCGTTCTACATCGTTTTGGTCTGCACTGTTTCTTGCAACAAAAAATGGCGTGATTGTATTTAGCTGCTTGTAACCAATGCCAAGCTCTCTAGCTCGCTTTTCAACTGATTCTTGTGTTGGATGCAAACCTTTGAAAATTTCATTTTTCAGAACAAACTCTGCTTTCTCGTTTACAACTTCACCAATTTTTCGTTTAGCTGGCAAATCAAAAACAGCTTCTGGGCTGATGACTTTGGGGCTTCTAATTGATATGGCTTGCAACTTTTGCAAAGCGTCTTTGCTGCCAGTTTTAAAAAACTCGGTTTGCAATGCAGCTGCGTCAAGCAAGTCTTTTTCTTGCAGGCTTTTCTCTGCCAAGTCTTGCGTTGTCTGTCGCTCAATCTGTGTGGTGCGCAAGTTCTGTCGCACTTTTGCTTTGTCTTCAAAAGCCATGGTGCTCCACACGCCAGACATTTTTCCAGCGTCACCCTTGTCAAGTCTTGCAATAGCAGTCATTGCATCTGGCGCAAACCCTGTATCGGTGACAAGGGTAGAAACGACATCAATTTTCATTTGCACAACATTGGCTTCAAATTCTTTTAAGGCTAATTTTTGTTTCCCTGCATCCCCAAGTTTTACAACCTCAAGAATTAAAGACTTACGATGCACATCAATTTTTTCAGCAACCATGACACCTTCAGCTATGTCTTGTTTTAGTAAAGTTGTTCGGTTGGTGTTGTCTAAGTTAAAAGTAATTTCTTTGGTTTCTTTTAATTTAACAGCTTCTTTTTCGTATGCTGCCTTCCTAACCGTGTCACCATGCACGGCCATAGTGGCTCTGAATTTAATCATCGCCTCTGGATCAACTCGTGCCAAGTCAGATTTACTGTAGCCCGTAATAATGTTTGTTATTTTGGATTTAGCTTGATCAGAAGTTAAAAGGCCATTGTCAACATCTACAAGCAACTTGGCCATCTCGTTACGGCCCTCGCGCTCAAAATGTGAAGCAAGCTCAAAGCTCCGCGCCTTAGCTACAGCTCTTGCAAAGTAGCCCACAGATTTTGTAGTTGGTATTCCTGTTGGTTCTGCAAGTGGGCCTTCTGGGTTGTCTCCTTTGGCGCGATCTAATTCTTCTTGCGTCAGTTGATTTTCTGCTGCAAATTGCAAACCCTCTTGACTGCGCAATTCCGCAGCACTTTCAAACGCACTTGCGCTCATGCGATCAAGGATCTGCGCTAATTGGCTTGCGCCTTGAGCCGCCACCCGTGGGCCAATGTAGTCCACCGATTGCTGCTGGGCCTGCACCATGGGCACGCTGCCGACTGAGCGAATTTGCATCTGACCTGATTCGATTCGTTGGGTGGCCATAGTTATTTACTCTTTGCTCGTAAATGTTTTGTATGCTGGCGCAAAAGATTTTGTCAGTGTTGCCCCAGCCATAAGGCCACCCGTCCTGCGAGCAGAAGCACCAGCAAAGCCAAGCTGGCCAGCCTGGCTGCGTGCCGTATACAGGTTCAGCATGTTCTGATAGTCGGTTGATTGCAGCATGGCGCTGGCATCCTCAAAGCCCATCACCCTCGCGGTCAATGCGTTGAGGTCGGCAATGTTTACATCACGCATTGCCGCATCAACATTTTGGCCAACTACACCTTGAACTGAGCCCTCACCTAGCACCACGCCACTGGCTGCAGCCCGAGCCCTGATAGAGGCGTTGGTGGCACGCATGTTTCTGAGCAGGGTGTTACCAGCGATCTGGTAGTTCTGCGCCTCGATCTCGGCTTTCTTGATTGTGCGCCCGGCTTGGATGGTGGCGTACTGCTCGCTCATGTCGGCACGCACCTCGGCCACCGCCAAGGTGTCACGGGCTTGCAGCAGGTAGCTGGTCTGCTGATTTATGGCAGCAGCCTTCTGCGCCTCAGCCTCGCCATAGGCGCCGATAACGCCTGCGATTCCTGACATTTGTCCAGGTGTTATTGCCATGTCATGTTCCTGAGAAAACAGCCACTCGGTAATCCAAGCCTAGCAGATTCATCTTGAGCGGAAGATCCTGAGACACCTCAATGAACTGCTCGCGGCTGTAGCCAAGCACACCGTTGACGCGCTTGATCCCGGTGAACTCTGGCACAGGGTCATCAAGTAGCGGGTTGTCAAACAATCGGAAAGCCACCGGCTGCCGGTTGATTGTCATGTTCTGGGTCTCGTTGACCACAGCACTGATCTCCACAATGCGCTTCTTGAACGACACCCGGCTGCCTGTTTGCAGCTTGACCTCGGCAGGCATGGTTTTGATGTACACAGTAATGGGCAAGCCAACTTCGTAGCTGGTGGTGCTGGCCCGGTCAAAGGTCACCGAGCCGCCGCCGCTCACGGTCTCGTTGCCTTGCGGCGAGCCGTCTGTTATCACATTCAGTGCCTTGGCCACATGGGGCAGGCCGCTGGCGCTGGCCGCTGCACCGCCGACAAACGCACAGTCGGTGAAATACTCGTAGCCAAACAGCTCAATGAAGTACCTGTCCACGCTGTTAAATGTGCGCTTGGTCACCACATAGATGGCGTTGACATCCACGCCCACATCAATAAACTGGCCATCGGTGGTGAACTCGCTGGGGCTGGTTACCTGCTGGCTGCGCATGATACTGAAGGCCGCAATGCTGCCGTCATCGGTGTTGGTCATCAGCAGCAGGTCGGCCTCTTCAGTGCTCGAGGCTTTGCGCAGGGCGACCCTTTGCGGCCCCTTGAGCAGATGCCCGGACAGCAGCGAGATGCGCTGGGTGATGTAGGTCAGCTGAGTGTCATTGAAGATGAACTCGTTGAGCGACTTGCCCTGCCGCTGGATGTAGATCGAGCCAGAATCCACCGACTGTACTCGGGTGCCAGGCTTGATGCCGTTGCGGCTCACATTCTTGAATGTGAAGGTCAGCGGGGTAACCGGGTCAGATCCAGCCTGTGGAATGTAGAACTCACCGCCAGTGGTGAAGACTTGAAAGTCCCGGCCAGAGATGATGTCGGTGATGACATTGAGGTCGTTGGTGTCCAGCGTGGCCTCGACAGCGTCATCATCCAAAGACTCGCTTGGCACAAAGTCAAAGAACAGGCCGATCTTGGAGCCCCAGATTGTGGACGGGCGCGACTTGCTGCCGCCAAAATACAGACGGCCCTCGTGGAAAGTCACAGTGCGTGGCCAGCCCTTAGTGCTCGACCAGACATCCACATAGCCGTGCTCAAGCTCCCAGCGGCCTGCGTCAATGGCTGTTGTGTTGAAGAACGGGTACTCGGTCACCGCCTCAACAACTGTGGAGGAGACATACCGAATAATCCGAGCGCGGCCCTGTGGCTGCACATTGATGTACTGGTTGACAGACTCAGTCGTCCAAGTGGTTATTTCATAATTGCTGGTGTTGTTGGGTGCGGTTGTCCACGCAGGTGTCACAGTTGCCACCTTAGTGCTGCCAACATAGTCTTCAATAATTCTGATTTGACCAGTACCCGTGCCGCTTGTGATCGTCACATACATGCCGTTATAGATGTCATCAGTTGCACTTGCTGTTGACTTGAGTGTGATGGTAGTGCTGGTGCCTGCTTGCGCTGCGCCAGAGTCGTGATGCGTGGTGGAGGCCGTCAGCGTGACATTTCCAGACACGGCAGACGGGGTCAGGGTTGAGCCATTGTTGGTGTGAAAATCAATGTCAAAGGCGTACTTTGGGATTGAGTCAAATGTGATTGATGTGGCCGTCCAAGCGGTGTCGCTGGTGCGGGTAATGCGCACAGGCTGCAAGTCAGGATGCACCGCGATCAATGTGTCGGCAGACTGTGTCCAGCACATGTCGTCAACAATGTCGCTGCCGATGGTGGTGGTCAGGTAGCTGTTGCCCGTGCCATTGATATTGGCCTGCACAACTCCATTCTTGATCACATGCATGCGGTTGTGCGTGAAGCACAGCATGTAGCTGTCGCTGACAGAGAACTGGAAGGGCACCAGGCGCACGCCATTGGCCGCGCTTGGCGTGCTGCTGTTGGGCAGCTCAAACACATGTTTGGTGCCCGGCCTACGGCGCAACCCGCCTTGGGGCTGGATCAGCACATTGGTGGCCTTGGCTAAGGCGTTGTTGTACGCAGCCAAGTCAACCCTTGCACGCAGCAAAGGGTCAAGCTCGCCGGTCGCAAAGTTGGTGGTGAACTCGACAAAGCGGGGCATCAGTTCCTCACTGCGATCAGGCTGTAGTCTTCAATGACTCGCACTGGATTGTTCTGGCCATCGATCTGGGCGGCAGTGCGGAAGTAGCCGCCACGGCCATTCTCGCTGATGTCGCCAGTGGCCACGCGCTGCCACTTGTTGGCCTTGTCTTGCTGCTCAGTCACGGTCTCGGCAATGTGCCAAGCCACCATGTACTTGAGCAATTGCACAAAGTATTGCGGCATTGCAAACTCTGGCACGCTGTATTGGTAGTCGATAAAGACTTCGGGCAGATTGGTCAGCAGCTTGTCGCCCTGGATCTCCCATTCCTTGCGCGGATATGCGCCCGGCTGCGCGGTGTCGTACACGGCGCGAGGGTTGGCCAGCTTGTCGCCTGGCAGTTGGTATT